GTCTGATCCTGCTCCATGAAGCCGGCCAACAACTCTTTATTCGCCAGGTTCGAGAACAGCCCCGGCAACGACAGGGTGCTGTATCCGGCAGCGTGGATCGGTGCAAAGGCGGCTTGCATCACCTGCCGCAGGTTGTCCCGCGAGATGGTCAGGCGGCCTTGATAGCCGTTCGCTTGTGCGACCATCAGGATTGCTTCCTGGAGGCCCAACGACCCAAACTCGTGCGCCGCCTCCAGCGTCTCCGCGCGGAAATGCCGCTCGATATTCGGGAGATTTAGCGTCGTGCAGAGCGCGGCCTCGAGCACGTCGCCGTTCGGCAGGCCAGCGCCGCCACTGGCGGAGCCGTGAATCGAGGGCGCTGCCGGTCGATTGGCGCGCAGCACTTCGAGCTCGGTCCGCGTTGCGTCCCACCCTTCGTCAATCGCCTTGGCCTCGATATCGGAGTGCTTGCTGGCGCACACCTTGCGAATGCCGGCGACGCGGTGGGCCTCGGCCGACAATTGCGAACGCATCTCCGCCACGGCGGTTTGCGCCTCCTTTCCCGCCGCGGCGCGCGTGGCTTCCGTGCCGCTGCCATTGCAACTGGCGTCGAACATGGCTCTGAGGTTGGTGGTTTGCTGCTCGGTCAGATCGTCCACGACGAATCCCTGAGCTTCGATCCACGGAGCGAATTCCATTACGTTGGTCTCCTTGATTGGACTTGCGGCCTGGGCCGCAATGTTGATGCTCGTGCTGCCGTCGGCACCGTTGGGAACGATGGCCACATGCTTCAGTCGGGAGCGCCGCACCAGCAGGAAGCTGCCGGCCTCGGCGCGGATCGTGCGGCCGTTGACGACCACCTGGCGACCCTTGGCGATTCGCTCCGTCTCCAGGGGCTCCGCGCCGACGCTCGCTTGGAGCGGCACGCCGTCCCGAGCCAGATCGATCACGCGACTGGCCAGTTCATTGGTGCGCGACAGCGTGCCGTGGATCGCCAGGCGGCCTTCACCGTGAATGGGCTGTCCGCTCCCCAGCACGGCGTGAATCCGGTTCTCGTGATCCGCGAGCAACGGCACGCGATCCGGCGATTCGATGCCTTCGAGATCGATTACCACCGGGCCGAATCCGGCGACGGTCATCAGGCCGCCGTTGTAGGCCGCCACATGGATAGTCGCCGGCTTGTCGCCCTTCTCGCCGGCCTCCAGCGTCAACTCGACCGGACTTACGAGCCGCAGCTCGCGCACATCAATCGTCATCGCCCGGCTCCTCCATGACAGCGGTCGAAGTCTCCGTCGCCACGGGTTGGGTGGTCGGCGGCGTGATCTCTAGCTCTTTCAGAAGCGCAATCTCCTTGGCCCGCTGCCGCAGCGCCTCTTCCCAGTCGCGTCCCTGCCTGGCGTATTCATGGGCCAGCGTGGTCGTGTGGTTGGCCAGTCGCGTCGCTTGCGCCGTGGCTTCCTTGGCGGGATCGACATGCTCGTGACCGTCCCAAAACCACTGGTGCGGCCAGTCGGCGATGGGACCAACGCCGCCGGGCAGGAGGCCTGGAATCAGAACCGCCTCGTCGAACCAGGCGGCCAGAATGCGATCCAGCACGACGCACTCAAGTTGCGACTGCTCGACGCGGATCGCCTTGAAATAGGTCTGGTGGTCGAGACGACCGGAGGCATAGTTGTAGCCCGACGAATTCCCGGCCGCGACATTGAACGGCATGTTGAAACAACGCGCGATCTCGTTGAGAATCTCGTGCTTGAACTCGGCATAGGTGGTCGCCGGTTGCTCGGCCTCCATCTGGCTCATCTTCCAGCCGCCGGGCATCGTCAGCAGGGCCCGCTTCTCCAGTTCGATCGGCTCGAACGGTTCGGCGGCGTCGGCCTCGCCGTTGGCCGGCGCGTCGGTGTAGAGAATGCCGGCGAAGTCGGCGGCTGTTTCCGCAGCGGCCAGCACGGCCAGCGTAAAGCGACGGAGCTGCGCGAAGAGCGGCAGCGCCGGCATCATGTCGGGCACTCCGCGCGCCTGGCCCGGTCGGTCGGTGCGGAACCAGTGGATCGTCGCCGTGGCCGGGATGCGGTCGTATTCCCGCAGTAGGCCCGTGCCAGCGTCGCCGGGGTGGGACTTGAGAACGTGGTATTCGATGGGGTTGCCGGCGTCGTCGAATACGATTCCATCGACCGCGTTCGGGCTGCCACGAAGCAAGTCGGGAGTGGTGACCTGATCGGCTTCGACAAGTCGTAGGTCCAGTTGGACCATCATCGACAGCGCAGGATTGTTGGTCAGCACGGTGAACGCCTCGCCATCGGAAGCCCGCGCCATCCGCATCGTGCGGAGCTTGTCGGCGAGGCTGACCGTCTTGGACCAGCGAGCGAACGCCTGTTCGATCCGCCGGTTCGCCTCCGCGTCCGTGGTCAGCAGTTGCAGCCGGGGGCCGGTTCCAATCACGTCGTTGGCCAGCGTCAGCACGATCCCGCGGGCGTAGCTGTTGTTGGCCACCTCGTATCGCGTGCGATTCCGCAGAATGCGACGGACCTCGGGGCTATTGGCGGCATTGGCCGAGAGACCGTCCGCGTTGGCCCAGTGACGACGGTTGTCGTCGGTGGTCACCGCCGCGTCGTAGCGGGCCCGCACCAGGCGCGTGGCGCGACCGATAGTCGCACGCTGCGGCTTCGCGGAGAACATATTGGTCAGCCAGGTAAGCACGTTTCAGTTGGCCCCAGGGGGAACGAACTTATTGAACTGCAGTCCACGGCTCTTCGACTTCGCGGCCTCCTTGGAGGCCAGGTACTTATCCGCCTCGATCTGCTCGGACAGCTTGTGCTGCTCGATGCTGCCGGCGTCGCCAGCGGCCTTGGCCGGCCCCTGGGCGTTCTGACGGATCGTGTCTTCGAGGTCGTCGGCCATCGGTGGTGTCCAAAATGCAGCCGGTCGGGCGAACCCACGGTTCCGGCGGCGCGAGCGATTGCTTCGCGTGCGCCAGAGCGGGAGAGGCCACCCGGCGAAGGATTGACACGTTCGCCCGAGCCGGCTGTCTCAGGTTACGTATGCCGTCGGTAGCTTCGACTGTCCGCGTGGGACCGAGAATCGTGGAGAGATTGCTATATCTAGCGATCCGACTTGGCCGGCGCGATGACCGAAGCCTCGTAGGTCACGATGCGGTGGCCGCAGTGGCGACAGACCTTGCGCCGGCGAATGCGACCATCGCGGAGCGGCTCCGTATGCGTCGTGTAGAAGTGACGGCAGGCGCAGCGCGGGCATTCGAGGCCGAATTGTGAGGAGCGGGGTTTCTTCATCGCCGTCGCCTCCGCTGCAAGTCGGCGAAGCTAACCCGGTCGCGCTTGGCCGGGGCGGAGCCATCGGTCCCCAGCAAGATCGCGCCCAGCATCGAGGCCGCTACCGAGCAGCCCACGAGGCAATCGAACCAGTGGTTGTCTCCCCGCTCAGGACGCATTTTCCATTCGTCCACGGTTCGGCCACGCCCCTCCGTCTTCACCCGGTATTCGGCCGTCAGATGCTCGGCGAGCAGCCGGTGCTGATCGGGCCTCTCGCCGAAGAGCGACAGGCAACTCCGGTCCCCCATCGGCACCGCCAAGCGAGCGTGGACGAACGACTTCCAGTAGTTCGTGTCGAACACGATATGGCGCACGGCCCGCTTGCCATGCACGTTCGGCATGCGCCAGTTGTGCCCGACGCGGTCGCCGGGCTTGCGTTTGTATTCCGAAAACGGCTGGCTCGAAGCGCCGACGAACCGTCCGTGGCTCGGCATGACAATTCCGGCGTGCGCCGACTGGCGGCAGAACTGATAGACCACATCGGTGGACGATCCCCAGTTGGCATCGACGAGACACCTCTCAATCCGCAGCATGGCCCCGTCGTCCCGCCGCCATTCGCGGGCCAGGTACGCGCCCGTGAGTTGCTCGAGGCCGGCGTAGATTGTCCCCTCCAGCCCAGAAGCTCTCGTCGTTGCCGCCAATGTGTGGCGGGCGTCGCGGAGCGTGAAGTAGGAACGTTGCTGGTCGGGATAGGTGCCATAGTCGATGACGTAGCCCGTGAAGTCGTCCTCCCAGGCCGCGACCACGAAGAACAAGAGCGAGGCCTGCACGTCGACAAACATCGTCAGGTGGTTGCACCCAATCGGCACTTCGGCACGTTGCATCCGATTGAATTTGTCGGCGATCTGGTCGGCGGTCAGTTCGTCGTCGGATGCGGTGTCCGCCGGCAGCGGCTCGTTCTGGTACTCGGCAAAGAACGCGGCCTCGTCCTGCAACTTCAGATTCATCGCGTGCTGTATGGCCGAGAGTTCGTCGTGGTTGAATCGCTCGGGCCAGGCGATCACCGCGCCAGCGTCCATCGCGTCGCGGTTCTGCCCGTAGAACCCGGTCGCCTCCTCGCCGGCGTTGCCAGCCCGCATGCTCTCGGCGCGAATTTCCGCGTACCGTTGCCACAGCTTCTCGTCCGTGGGGAACGCATAAACCATCTTGGTCCGCTCGCCATTCCACTCCGGATGCTTGTCGCGGCTCAAAATGCTGTCCGCCATGTCGCTCGGTCGAATGACCGTACAAGGCATGATGCCGGAGATCTTCTGACCGGGGCCGGTGAGGCCCAACACAGCGCCCGCCAGAATGCTTTCGCGCGTCGCGCATTGCGAAAGCGAGCGGGCCGACTCGTCCGTTTGCGGATCGTCCAGCACGACGAGCGTCGGCCGTACGGTGTGGCCATCGGCCCGTTTGTACTTCATGCCACGGATGCGACCGGTGATTCCCGCGACCTTGATGATCGCTCCGCTGGCCCCGCTCCCCGGCATGGTCGGCAAGACGACCTCGCGAGCTGTCCAGCCGATGTGGGTTCGTTCGCCTTTGTAGAGTTGGCCATTGCAACGATTGGCGATCCCATCGAGCGCCTGAATGGGATAGACAACCTCGGGGAAATCCTCCAGCAGCAGATCGTTGCCATCGAGTTCCATCTTGATCGACTCGAGCATGTCCATCGCGTGACCTTCGTCGCTGCCGATCAAGCAGACGAACTCGCGGTGCCCAAACAACACCGCCCAGATGCAGGCGCACTCGCAGATGGTTGTCTTGCCGCTGCCGCGCGGCATCGCCATCGCAAACAGACCGCCGCGAATAACGGCCTGTACGATCTTGGCGATGACCTTCAGGTGGTCTGGCGACCACGGCAGATGAAACGTGAGCGGAAAGTACGACTCGCAGAAGAACCGGAAGTCGGAGGCCGCGCGAGCCTTGCGGTCGGAGTTCACGACCTCAGGCAGATCGCCGATGTCGCGGCCGGCGATGGCTAGCGCCACGTTCCGCGCCCGAGCGCGGTCTTTCATCTTCTCATACGGGTCGCTGTCGGGCTCGGGCTTCGGCGCATGTCGAATCTGGACCAGCCACGCGACGTAGCGCAACAGATCGACGTGCCGCGCGTCGCCGATGCGCAGACCAGCGCGCGTGCGGTGGCGATGCAATTGCCGCTCGTTGATCACCTCGCCTAGCGCGGTCGAGTTGAGCAGACGACAGAGTTCGCTCGGTCGCAGCTTGCGCGGATCATTCGCCATTGCGTTCCCCTGCGGTGCTGGCCATCTCCTTCACAAGCCACGCCGCGTAATGGACCAGGCTGAGCGTTCCGTCCGGGTTGGCCGGCGCACCGCTGGCCAGATCGTCCCGCAACATCGCCTCGGTGACGGGCTGGCCCCCGACCTTTGCCAATAAACGGGCCGCGTCCGCCAACCCCAGCGCCGTCGGGTTCAGGCCCGAAGTGGGCCTGTTTTCGGGACTTACGGCCATGATTTGCCCCCCGAAAAAAAGCTGCGGAATCTCGCCAAAACTAGCTGGATGTTTCTGCGAACCCGAGGTAACTGTGTGCTTGTGCGATGACGCAAACCATTACCACAAAAGGAGAAACGACCATGACCGACGCTAACGAAACAAACGACCTGGACCTTGGCGACGACCTCGAAATCACCAAGACCACCCGTCGCGCCTCGGGGGGCGGAACCTGGGTTTGCGGACGCCTCGCCGGGCACCGCTTCGACGCCCTGGTGTTCCCCGAACACGCCGACAACCCGGAATGGGAACTGGGCGACAGCCGCATCTCGAAGCTCTGGGTCCAGCGCTTGGCCGACATGCAAACGGTCTTCAGCTGGGACCGGGGAATGGACGTGCCGGCTGCCGACCAAATGGCCGGCGCGGTGATCGATTTCCTGGCGGCGGGTCTCGCCGACCATACCTACGCCGAATAAGCCGAAACGCGGGTTCGCCCCGCGTCGCTCGACCGTGGTTGGTCGGGCCTGATGATGGCAGCCACCCCATCGAACCCATGTACGAGGAGACGAATCATGTCCGCGAAGAAAACCACCAAGACCAAGGCCTCGGCCCCGAAGGCAACCAAGACGACGAAGGCCGCGCCGGCGAAGGTTACCAAGACCAAGAAGCTCAGCGCCATCGACGCCGCCGCGAAACTGCTGGCGGCAACCAAAGCGCCGATGAACTGCAAAGAGCTGATCGACGCGATGGGGTCCAAGGGTTTGTGGACCAGCCCCGGCGGCAAGACGCCGCACGCCACGCTGTACAGCGCGATCCTGCGGGAGATCGCCACCAAGGGCAAGGACGCCCGGTTCACCAAGACCGAGCGCGGCAAGTTCGCCATCAACGCCTGATCGGAGACGAGGCCATGAACGAAGTTGCTGACGCCCTTCGCAAGGTGACCGCCGCCATGCAAACGGAACTCGAATCGGGCCGGCGCTCGACACGAATCGACGCCAATGACCTGATCGACCTGCTGCTGGCGGTGGCCGACGAGATCGACCCGCCGTTCGCCCCGCAACTGCGCGACGAACGGCCCCGCGAGCCGCGCCAGGACCGGTAGCCCCGGACTCGGCTGATAACGCCCCAAATTCGCCACGTTGGGGCGTTTTCTCGTTGGCAGGCGTGCTGGCCCAACAACCCCGCCCGTCGCCACTCAACGCCAGTGTCGCGTTCACGCGGCTACCTCCTCGGCGGCCTTGCGTTCCGCCTTCCGCCCCGTGAACTTCTCCCACCGCTCGACGATCACGTCGCAATACGGCGGATCGAGTTCCATCAGAAACGCTTTGCGAGTGGTTTGTTCGCAGGCGATGAGCGTCGAGCCGCTGCCGCCGAAGAGATCGAGCACGTTCTCACCAATGCGCGACGAATACTGCATCGCCCGCACCGCGAGCTCGACGGGCTTCTCCGTGAGGTGAACCATCGACTGCGGGTTGACCTTCTTGACGTGCCACAGGTCGGTGGCGTTGTTCGGGCCAAAGAACTTGTGTCCCGCGCCCAGCCGCCAACCGTAGAAGCAGATTTCAAACGCACCCATGAAGTCCTTGCGCGTCAGCACGGGATGCTGCTTGTCCCACACGATGCCTTGGCTGAAATACAAATCGTGCTTCTTCAGAAACGGCGGGTAGTTGCCGAGGTTGGCGTACCCGCCCCAGATGTAGAATCCACGACCGGTTTCCAGCACGCGGGCCATGTTGCCGAACCAGGCGTCGAGCAATTCATCGAACGCTTCGTCGGTCACGAAGTCGTTGGCCAGCGGCCGATCCTTCGCCCGCATTTTTTTATGCGTCGCCTTCGCCTTCTCGGGGTGGCGCTCCAGGTCAAACTTCTGGTGGTGCTTGTTCGGATTGGTGAAGCTGCTGTTGCCGGCCGCGATGGCGTTGTTGCTGCGGGGCTCGACCTTGACGTTGTAGGGTGGGTCCGTGTTGACCAGATGAATCACCGCGCCGTCGAGCAGCCGGTCTACATCCGCTGGCTTGCTGCTATCGGCACACAGCAAACGGTGGTCGCCTAGAATCCAAAGATCGCCGGGCTGAGTGATGGCCTCGTCGGGCGGCTCGGGAACGTCATCGGGGTCGCAAAGCCCCTCGTTCAAATCGCCGCCGAGCAGCTTGGCCAGCTCGTCCTGGTCGAAACCGAGCAGACCAAGGTCGTAGTTCGCCGCCTGCAAATCGCCGAGTTCGATCGGCAGCAGATCGTAATTCCAATCCGCCAGCGACGCCGTTTGGTTATCGGCGATCCTAAACGCCTTGATCTGATCGGGCGTCAGATCCTTGGCGACATGCACCGGCACTTTCTCCAGGCCTAGTTTCTGCGCGGCCTTGAATCGGGTGTGGCCGCACACGATCACGCCGTCAGTGTCGACGACGATCGGTTGGCGGAACCCGAACTCGCGGATCGAGGCCGCGACGGCATCGACCGCGTCATCGTTGAGCCGCGGGTTGTTGGCGTACGGCTTGATCTCGGAGAGGGGGCGAAGTTCGATCTTCATGAGTGCGTCCTTGTCGGAAGGGGTTGAATGAAAACAGCAGGCACACGAGCAGTGCGAACCAGAGCAGGTTCCAGATGAACCTCTCCAGGCCGCTGGCCGTGGTGACGGCCAAGGCGTGCCAGGAGGTTTCCCGGCGAGGTTCGCGTGGCAGTTCCGGTGACATGGCAATTCCTCCTGAGGGGTTCGGACAACGAAAACAAACTCTGTCTAGGCTGGCGGCTGTTCCCGCAGACCTCTCCTGACGACTTTCGTCCGGGAGTACCTATTGGCCGGCTGGCAGGTGCGGTTTGTCTCTGCCACTTTGGCACTCGCCCCGTGCGCCCCAGGGCGGTCCGCAGGTGCAACGACGCGGTCGGGCGAACAACGGTGGCCAAGGTCGCCCACCATCGCCAACGTGGGCCAACCGTGGCGACCGTGGCCGCGAGCGTTGGCTCGTGCCAGGGGCGGGAGCAGCCCTCGTTCTTCTTTCGCCCCCCTCCATACGCGCACGCGCTTTCGCGCGGGTGCTGGCAGGTGTGGGTGGGTACGGGTGAAAGAGAGAAAGAAGAGAGAGAGTAGTAGTTTTCCTGTATGTATTGGCTCATCTTCATTCACCCTTCTTTCACCTTGGTTCACCATCCTTCACCGCCGCCGGCCGGTTCCCGGCCGGACTTCTTTCACCAGCGGGCGTTGTTTCACCCAGTTCCTTCACCCCCTTCGCTGACCAGTCGATAGGCTCGCTGCGGCCGGCCCGCCGTCGTCTGCGTCACCGTGGACACGTCCCCTTGCTGTTCGAGCGTGGTGAGCAGCTCCTGGAACGTCTTGGCGTCGATCTTCATCCGCTTGAGCAGGACGCTGTGCGCGAGTTGCTGCTCGGGCGCTTCGCGCAGCTTGCGAATCAGCTTCAGGCACTCGGCGTGAAACGGGTTCTCGGCCACATGGTTGTGGGCCATGAACAACATTCGCCGCGTCTGGTGCAGCAGGAAGTCGGTCGCCCACCGCACGGCCGCGACGTTGATCCGTGGCGTTTCATGGCGGACGCTGATCGCGTGCAAGATCGCCAGCTTGCGAATCTGCTCTGGGACGCGCCCCCACACCGTGGTGCCGACGGGATCGCCACGAGCCTCGGCGCGGGCATACTCGGACTCGGAAGTCTGCCTCGCGTCGGCCAGCAGCACGCGGGCGTCGTCGTCGGCTTCGACGATCCGGGGTTGCGGATGCCAGGTTTCGAGATTGCCGGCGCCGGGGCAGAACTCGGCCCACCAGCGGGCCGTCTCCATCACGCGCGGCGGCGGGTCGATGATGCCTGGCTCCTGGCCCACGCTGCGCGGGCCGCTTTCGACGATCACCATGCGGGCGAAGAAGCCGTTGGTCAGCATCCGCTCCGACAGCGCCTCGTAGTAATGCGTTGGGATCGCCGTGCCGTAGACCACCAGGCACGGCTGATCGATCACGCCGGGCGGCTCCTTGCCGGCCTTGCGCCGCATCGGGTAGATGCTGTTGGCCGCCGAGTACATCGTCAGGAGCGTGCCCAGAATGTTTTCGTGACGGGCGTCGCGGGCCTTGTTGATCGACTGCAAGAGGCCGTCGATCTCGTCGGTCTGGAAGAGCATGGCCGGCGTGCCAAACAGTGAGTCCTGAATGCCCTCGCCCGAGGCGAACTTCTCTCCCAGCGCATTCACCAGCCCCACGCGGTGCATGACGCACGTGTTGACCTTCCGGGGCCAGTCTTTGCCGACCGACGAATAGGCCAGCGCCAGCAGATAGAGGTTCGTCCGGTTGTCGGCCTGGTCGCGTACCTTGCGGCCGGCGAGCACCGCCTGGAGAGCCATCGCCCCGCAGAACGACAGCGCCGCGTTGGGATAGGGCGCGGTCGCCAAGCAATGGTCCATCACCTCGGACACGAAACCGGGCACCCGGAACAACTCCGCCGGCACCGGACCCGGATCGGGCCAGGTTTCCGGCAATGCGGCGGACTGCGGGGCCGGCGACAATACCGCAGTGCCATTGCAGACGATCCGCGACAGGTCGACGTTGCCGCCATCGGCAACTTGTCCAAAGCCGTCTGCTCGCAGCGCCGCGGCGGCCGCTGCAAAATCGCCCGCATGATCCAACAGCGTATAGACCGAGAACGGGGCGTAGGCCCGATCTGGCTCGAACGGCGCGGCGTTCGACGAAAACACGTACAAGATTCCATTCCTGAGCGTCGCGCTCCAGCCCTGCTCTTTGCCGGGTCGTCGCCAGTATTCGTTCTCGCCACCGCGCACGAGTTGCCAACCGTGGCGGCGCAGCACTTCTCGTATCTCGCCCCGCTCGTTGAAGTCGTCACCTGGCCGACCAGCAACCGCTGCTGCACCACGCGCCCGCTCGGTCGGTGGGATCGCCTCGTTGAGCGAGCAGGCCGCCTCGATGAGTATGTTTCGCTCGGCCTCGCTGACAACCGGAATCTGCTCGAAAATCCCCTGCTCGACGCGGTAGCCGGGCGTCGGGGCGCAGAGGAATAGACCTCCTTCGCCACGCGTCTCGATCAGCGTACAGAGAACCTCGAAGTGATCGCCGACACGGCGCGGCACGTAACGCTTGCCGGCGATGATCACCGGCTCGGCGCTGGCCACGATGATGGTGCGTTGGGCCAGCTTGCGATTGCCAGGCACCGGCGCTGTACTGCGATACGCCACATGTCGCCCACCGGACTGCGAGCTTTCGATCACGAGTCGCTCGACCAGCCCCGGCGACTCGGTCGCTATCAGCTCACGCCAGGCGTCGAACAATTCCCCGGCGTGGTCGAAGTCGATCATCTCCAGGTTGGCCGACACCGCGCCGGCCAGAACGCACAGCGGCGGGCCGTCGGCGAACCACGCGGCCACCTGCCGCTCGGTTGGCAACCGGCGCTGATACTGTTTCCAGCCCGACAGCGCAGGCCGCTTTTCCGCGAGAATTGCGGGCAGCACGCACAAGCCGGCACGGAGATAGGAGGTGGCGGTGTCGATCATGCTCAAAATGGAATCTCGTCGGGGTCGTAACTCCCAAAGTCGCCAGCGGGCAGCGGGGCCGGCAGCTGTCCCAACCTGTGGGCGACAATCCGGTCGTACTTCTCGCCGGCAATGGTGCGCACGGTGATCTGTTCGGTGTGGGCCAATCCGCCGCCGCCAGCGATCTCAACGGCCCGTTCCGCCGAGTCGGGCACCGGATCGGGCGAGCGCCTCCGCCACCACGCCTCGGCCTTCTGCCGGGCGAAGCCGTCGTGCTCTACGCAGATGAATTCGCTCTGCCAGTGGTTGAGCCCCAGGCGATAGTCGACGCGCATCGTCCGAGGCGCATCGGGCGGGGCGGCGCGTTTCGTATGGACGCTATAGGAGACCTCGTGGACTTCGTACTCGACATCGGTCACCTGGCCAGAAAGAATGCCGGCCTCGGTCGCCTTGGCCTCGTGCTTTTTTCGCTCGGGCGGCGGGAACGCGTACCCGCACTGCGGGCACGTTGTATAGCCGGCGGCGATCAGCGCCATGCACTTGGGGCATTCCTTGACCGGCGCTTCGCCGTTGCCGCTGCCGGCCGGTTTGATGCGCAGATCGTCCACCGGGCCGTGCCGAATCACGTTGCCGCCAAAGTCGAGCACGAGACAATTTCGCTTCTCGGCGTGCAGCCGAAAGCCGCGCCCGACCATTTGGTAATAGAGTCCCGGCGACATCGTTGGTCGCACCAGCGCCACGCAATCGATGTGCGGCGCGTCGAAGCCGGTGGTTAGCACGTTCACATTGCACAGGAACTTCAACTCACCTCGCCGGAACCGGCCAAGTACGGCATCCCGCTCCTTGGTCGGCGTCTCGCCGCTGACGAAGCCGCAGTCGATGCCGTGCTTCTCGGCCAACACGCGCACGATGTGCTGGCCATGCTGGATGCCGCTGGCGAAGATCAGCACGGCGTGGCGGTCGCCGGCGTAGCCTACCGTCTCGCCGCAGGCGGCCTCGACGAGCGAGTCCTGGTCCATCAGGCTCTCGACTTCGTCGGCCACGAACTCGCCGGCCCGCACGTGCAACTGCGTCGTGTCGATCTTGTTAGTGCCGGCCTTGGTCACCAGCGGGCACAAAAAGCCGTCGCGGATCAGTTCGCGGACGCCTACCTCGAAGCAGATGTGGTTGAGAAAGCCGTCCGGTGTGCAGATCGGCCCCGTCTTCAGGCGAAACGGCGTGGCGGTGAACCCGATGATGCGGACGTTGGGATTGAGCACTTTGGCCTCGGCCAGGAACTGCCGGTACATGCCGTCTCCTTCGGGCGGAATCAAATGCGCCTCGTCGACCATGATCAGGTCGAATGCATCGAGCTCGCAGGCTCGCCGATAGATCGACTGGATGCCGGCGACGATCACCGAGTGCGACGTGTCACGCCGCTTGAGCCCCGCTGAGTAAACGCCGTAGGGCACCTCGGGGCAGACGAGCCGCAGCTTGTCGGCAGTTTGCTCGAGCAGCTCTTTCACATGGGCCAGGATCAACACGCGCCCGTTCCACGCGCCGACCGCGTCCTTACAGATTGACGCCATGATCGGCGTCTTGCCGCCGGCGGTCGGCACCACGGCGCACGGGTTGTCGTCCCGCGTTCGCAGGTGCTCGTACACGGCGCTCTTGGTCGCGTCCTGATAAGGTCGAAGTTGGAGCATCTACAGTTTCCGAATGCAGACGGTGGTCTTGCCGCCCACGACGGGCTCGCCTTTTTCGATGGTCAACCGTACGATCTGGCTGTCGTCCTCATACGCGCCGCCATGCTGGAGCGCGTCGAGCAGGGCTTTTTGGACGTTGTCGATGTCGCGCCGGCGTCGGTCGGGCGGGAGTATGACGACGTCCACGACCAAGGGACCGATCAGGGGACGAACCCCGCGGGCCGCGAGGATCGAGCAAACCGCCTGGCGGAATGCTCGACCCCCGCGACTGATGAGCGTCCGTGCCCTCACGCGCCGCCAGTAATGGTTCACTGACGGCGGATACGGCAGTTCGATGTGCAGCATCACGAGCGCTTCCACGGCGGCGTGCTCCCCACCGCAGCGGGCGCGGACGGAGACGTGGGCGGCGGGGTCTCTTTCTTCGCGCACCCCTTGATCTCGTTCGACAACTCCCCGGTGTCGGCCCGCTTGACGCATTTGACGTGAATCACGAGCGGGAGGTTGTGCAGGTCGACCGAGTCGTTCGGTGCCAGCACGCCGACGGCCCGACAGATCGCCGAGAGTTCCCCCTGTGCGATCTGCACCGCCGTCGCGTTCGGATTGTCGAGATTCAAGCGGGCCCACAGAATTCGGTTCTTGTAAGGCCCTTCCTGAATCTGGAAGGTCAATTGCAAGTATTTGCCCGCGCCGCTCTTGGTCGGCTTCATTTCGCTCTCGGTGATCGCGGCCGCGTACTTGCCGGCCGGAATCGGCTCGAAGTCGCGAGAAGGCTCCACTTGGTTCGCATCGAATCCGCGCAAATCTGCCATGTTAGTTGGCTCCTTCGGGTTGTTGGTTGGTCATGGCCGCCATGATCGCCGGCCACGAGAGCGGCAATTCCTGCGGCAACTGGTAACGGTTCTTGGCGATGCACGACGGGCCGCCGATGCAGCGCAGGATGCGCTCGCCGCCGTCCTTGCCGATGGCATGGGCAATGGTCCGCTTGCGGTTGAAACCAGCATCCTCGGATTGCGTGCGCATCTTGCGCGTGGCGAACAACACGGCGTCGCACCATTCGCAGACGAGTGCCCCGGCATGCTTGTGCAACCGTGGCGAATAACGGTCGTAGGGCGAACTCTCGGGGTCCTCGAAGCGTTCGACCTTGGCGTGCGCGATCAGCAAGATCGCCATGCCCCGCACGGTCCGCAGCGCATTCAGGTGGTCGAGAATCTCGCGCCAAAAGGTGAGCGCGTGCGTGTAGCCCCGGGCGTAGCCGCCATCGACCTTTTCAATCGAGTTGACGCCATACTGGGCACAGAGCTTGTCCCACACGAGGCGTTCCAACCAATCGAGCGAATCGATCACGACCGTCTCGAACTCGTGCTTCTCAGCACGCAATTCGGCCAGCGCCGCAATGACCTCGTCGAAAGTTGTGGCCAACGGAAACTTGTCGCAGTCGATCTCGTCCAATCCGTCCTCGGTCGGGACGAAAATGGGCTTGGGTGCTTGCGACGCCAGAGTGGATTTGCCGATCCCCTCCGTGCCGTAAGTCAGAATGCGCGGCGGCATCCGCGTGCGTCCTCGTTGGACGCGCGACAATAAAGTCATGCTGCGACCTCCTTGGGTTGATGGATTGCTTGGTTCACTCGTTCGACTTGGAATGCGTCTTCGCCGAATTCGCGCAGAAGGAGCGACGTAAAAACGCGAATCACTGACGCGCCAACCTCGGTTGTGCCGTCAACCAAAATCGCCTGCCGGGGCGAATCGAGGTGGTAGGCGAACTCAAGGCGGACGCGGGCCACGCCGAACAGTCCCTCCACGGCAAACGTCGCGAGTTGCAGCGACATCTCCGCTTCCTCCAGCGGGACTTCCGACGACAAACGGAACCGGAACACGTCGACGGTCATGGGTAACTCCTTGGCAGGCGATGCACGGTGGCCTTCCCGGTGTTATCTATGCCGTCGACGCGCCCCGGTGTCCGCGACTTCGTTACTCTTGGCCAAATCCCGCCCGCTCGAAGTGCTGCCGAATGACGACCATCGCTGCCCGAACCTTGCGCCGCGAAAGTCCCGCTCGGGAGCCGCCCAGGATTCGGCAGCAGATGTCGCGGTGTTCGGGCGACATGGATTCCATCGCGGCGGCGAAAGCTTCTGCGTTCTCAAAGATCGCCGTGTTGGGCTGGGACAAGCCGCCGGTGCGTCGGTCCAGATCGGCTAACGAGATCGTCGCCCAAAGCGGTGTTGGCGGCTCGCCCCGCACCTCCACCATCACCTCGAGCGATTGAATCTCGGTGCCATCAGCCGGCGCTCGCTTCAGCCGGCCACGGTCCCGCAGCAACATCGCCACAGCCGAGTCGACGACTCGGGCTATGAACGTGTTGAGGGATGATCGCGTCGGATCGAAGTGCTGAGCCTGACGCAGAAGGTGCAGATTCAATTTCTGCACAATGTCGCCCTCGTCGGACCGGCTGAAGCCGGGGCGACGAATCAGTTGGCGGGCCTTCACCCGGATCAGGGTGCTGGCGTACTCGTTGCAAACCTCGTTTGGTGCCTGCATGGCTACCTCCCGAGGGCGGAGGCAGAACCAGGCACGAAGAGTACGCGCGAAAAGCTGTGCTGCGGTGACCGCAGATACTACACAGACGCGACTTTCGACCGCCGGGTTATGGGCCTCTCAGCCCTCGGCAGGCGGCCGCCGTGTCGCATTCCTGAGGTTTGCGCACGGGTTGCACGCTGCTTGTTCAGCGGCGTAAGTTATTCCTCATCAATGGGTTGTGATTGGGGGAGTGGTTTTCCATGTTTGTCGCGTCGCTGCGACGCGACACCGCGCACGACGGAGTTGCTATCCTCGCTGTTCAGCACGGCGGCAGCGCCGCCCGTGCGAGTAAGGGCCCGCTGGACTTGATCCTTGGACACGTCCTGGTTGGTTTCCTGCGTAAGAAACGCGGCGGCCTCGCGGACCGAGCCGCACTGCCGATACGCTTCCACGTAAGCGGCGTCGGTAAGGCTCGTCTTGCCTTCAGCTTTCACTTGTTGGCGGATCATCTGCTTCAGCCCCTCTTTGGTTAAGGGTGATCCCAGGGCGGACGCCGCCTGCGCGTCGGCGTCGTGTATTGCCGCCGCGATTTCGAGCGACTCAACCTCGATGCGACCATCGCCAAGCATCGCCACGTGCGACAACACCAGCAGCGGCGGCACCGTCCGCCAGAACTCATCGGGCGGCCGGCGCAGCGGCACGAACACGATCGGCTTTCGACCACGCACCACCGTGGTGCGCACAGTCGCGCCGTCATCCCAATGCAGTCCGCGGGCAAACAGCACGTCGCGCGACTTGTCTTGCCACTGCGTTCGTCCCAATCGCCATAAACGGCTCGCCACCAGTTCCTTGAAATTGCCGGTGAGCGCCAAGCTGATGAGGAGCGCCGCTGCCAAAGCTGCGTGGTCAACAGACCACTGGCGCAGCGCGGCCGATGGGACTTCGGCCCGCATCACCTCGGGGCATGGAATCATGAAGCGGGTTTTCCCGCCCGGCCCGTCGACGGCATTCACCACTTCGACGTGCCCGTGACATTCCGGGCACAGCACTCGGTCCGCTCGTTCGGCTTCGCGTAGAAGACCGAGATCAACCAGCCGCTGGTGAACGCCCGATGGCCAACAGGCGACGACATGCGCCGCAACGATTGGCTCGGGGGCGTCCACCAGGGGCCACAGAAACTCCAGGGGATCATTCATGCAAAATCCCCCAGCGACGAATGCAGCGGTCGCCAACAACACGTAAGTCGTCCGGCTTGCTCTTCAGATCGCATGTATTCGGACAGGTCACATTGAAGGTCATGGTCTTTGGCTTATGATGGCCATCGCTCATGAACTGCAACTGAATGCTGACTTGGTTCACCCACACCTGGGACCGCGTAAGATTGTACGCACCGAGAAGCTTGTCGATGGCCGACAAGACTTCGGTGCGGGTAGCAGTCTCTTTGAACTTCAACTCCGGGTACTCAATGGCCGGCACGCTCACCTGCGGAACAATGCGAACGCGGCGCAACCGTGCTGCCGCGATCCGGTCTTCAGCCTCGGTCGTAAATGAGAATTCTGGGTTCAGCAGATGGTCCAGTTGGTAGACGTTGCGAACCGGCTCGTCGTCGTCCACCTCGATCCCCAGCACTGCGCGACAGAAAGCCTTCCGCAACGGCAACTGGACCTTCCTGCCGCCTTTGGCGATCAGTTCAATGGCACCTTCGGACGGAAGGTAGACGAACACGTTATTGAACGTGTAGCTCTCCTCGCGGGGAGTGAGATTGCCGTCCGAATCGAACACCAGCAGCTTGTCGGGCCAGTCCGGCAGGTAGGCGAAGAAGAACTCCGCGCCGCCCATCCGCTGGTAGTGATGCACGCGGCACACTTCGCCACGCAGTTCCTTTTGCCAGTAATACGACCGCACCTCTTCTTCCAACGCCGCGATCATGGCGTCGGAAACGGTAATCAGTTGCTTCGGCAAGCCATTCCAGCGGTTGGCGAAGTGGCCAGTGCGCAGCGCCTCGGCCCGCGCGAAGATGGCCGCCTCGTCGAACGCCGGGCGCGCCTCGAGAAAGGCCCACAGTGACTTGTCGGCCGGACTCTTCAGCGCCTGGAACGCCGGCAGCTTGTCCGGGCACCGCCACTGCATTTCTTCCAGGAGCACCTTCTGGCCGCGCGGATCGGCCAGTTCGTTCACGTCCTGAAGGATTACCTGGAAATGGCGGCGGGCGTCGCCCATCGCCTCCCATTCGCTGACGATCGGCTCCACTTCGTGAGGCCGCAGCGTATCCCACGGCACACTCACCATCGCCCCCTGATCGGCGAACAGCCGGCGCAGAAGGCCATTGTCATGCAGCTTGAGCTGCTTCCTCAAATCAAACGTCTTGGCCATTCGTTGGCCCTCCATTGATAGAGCGTCTCCGTTCGCTGAACAGTAAACGCCAGGTCCAAAAAAAATGACGCTGCTCGACTAGAACAGCATCTTAGGTCGCTCGTGTACGAACAAATTCAGTCCCTCTAGTCGAATCCGCATCGCCTCCGCCGAAACCTCGAATTGCTTCGCCAGCGGCGCGCAAAACTCTTCCATCACGGCTTGGTCCTTTTCCTCGTCGGTGGTCGCCAGCCGACCGCGGCGCAAAAGCGCCGCGCCCGCGAACTGCGAACGCAATTCTCCGATCACAATAGGACCATCGTCGCCCCCACGAAACTCCGACCACGCCGCGTAGACCAGCTTTCGCGGCATCAACAGGTAGGAGGCGAACTTGTCGGCCTGCCATTCCACTGGCTTCTTGGCCTCGCTTGAACGGCAAACGACATCCGGCGTCGAGGTGCCATCGTCAAACAGCCGGCGCTCAGCCGGGTTCTTCTTGTAGTGCTCGCGATGCAATCGCCAGTGGCCGACTTCATGCGCCAGCGTGAAGTGATACCGGCCGAGGCGACTGGGATTGGTTTTGGGATCGAGGCTCTGATCCACGCCAACCGTCTTGCGCTCGAACCAGATCGCGCCATGCACGTCGGCGAACGGGAACAACGCCTTCATATCCTTGTATTCAAGCGCCAGCTGAAGGTGCAACTCGGCAATCTCGTCGATGGGGACCGGCGGCGCGGTAATCACCGTAAAGTGCTCGCCGTACTCGGCAAGCAGAAGGTCCGCGTCTGCCTCGATTCTTTTTTCGGGCAGATACGGTACGTCGCCATTGGAAGCCGCGATTCGCCGAGCCATCACGTCACCTCATTGCTCCTTGAGCTTTTTGATTTGTTCCCGCAATTGCCGAAGCTGAACGGCGGAAAGACCGCTCGCCTCTCGTAGCAGCTCCGGCATCTCCGTCGGCTGCTGCTGAATGATTCCAGACAGGTCTTCAGGCACGCGGCCGGCCAGGCCGGTCCATTCATCAGGGTTCTCCCCCAGTAGCTCTGCCATCCTTTTTACACGATCCGCCGTCGGCGGCATGACGTTTTCTTGCTCGACCTGCGATAGATAAGTCGGACTTACACCGACGAGCTCCGCAAACTTGCGCAAGCTGAACTTCTTTGCAAGCCGCTTTTCACGGAGCAGTCGGCCGAAGCTGATCTGCTGTTTGGTCATGGCGAGACTCCCGCCGAACCTTGTGGGCTAGGTCCATCCATCCGCGCTCCGTATTGCTTTGCCAACCCAATCAGGGTCATGTTTTCGGCGATCACATCGTGCGGAATGAGCACGTACTGCCACGGCTTGCCGCCGCACGTTTTTGCATGGTCGCTCGCGTGCTTGCACCATTTTACCGCCGCATCGCGTTTGGCCAGCACAGCCGCCTCTTCCATCGCGCTGGACGCCTTCGGCTCCAACATATAAATGACGTCTGCCATTTCGCCGACAAAGTCGGGCTGATACTCTAGATGTTCCCCGTTGGAAAGATAGAAGATCTGGAACTGTCCCTTGGCCGGCTTGAACCACTTCAGCGATTCACGGTCCAGGATGACTGACAACTTGCGTTCCGAGTCGGACTGAAATTTCAGCGCGGGATACAGGCAACGTTGGAAGCCGCCAAAGACGTACTTCGCCATATTGCTCTTGTCGCTGGGTGCATGGCGGAAATCGCGCACCGCCTCCGTGGCCGAGGCCGTAAAGGCGCACGGCTTGAGCTCGGTGAATCCCTTGCTCACTTTGACTTCGTAACCGGCCGCTTCTTCCCAATAGTGATCCTGCATCTGGGCATGAATGAACTGGGCAATCGGCGTCTGGAAACAGCGGAGTACCTTGCGCGTATCGTCTTCCGAAAGGTAGCCCTGCAAATGGTTCACGACCTGGCCCGCCAGATCGTATAGCAGGTCGGCGTGGTCGTCGTAGGAAACGTCGTCGTAGTCCACCAATCCGCTGACGACGTAGTCCTCCAGGCGAGACTCTTCGATTCCTCCGCGGCCCATTGCCAGTACTTCGACTTGACCCGTGCGCAGGTGCTGGGCCCAAAGCTCGTCAGATGGCGGCTGGTAGTTCAAAGAACCCAGCTTCAACGAGAATGGTCGAAATCCCGAGCGCACTTGGCCCGTGGGCACCACGAGAATGCGCGGAATATCAATCGTCTGATCGATAACCATCTGCGCCGTCTTAGCCACGACCGCCGCGATGTCCACTTCGGCCTCAACACCGGGCAACTGCAATTGGGACGGTCGCAGTTGACTGGCGACCGCCTGGACGACCTGCGCCTGGACCTCCGGCCTTTGCAAATAGGCAACGCTCGGCACCGTTTGCGGTTGGTTTTCCAGCCGGCGAATCACCTCATAGGCGACCTGCGCGACTTGCTGCTCGGCTGGCGATGTGAACGCGGGAACCGCGTTCGTCGGCGCAACCATTGTGCTGGTCGTGGTCTGTGCCGGCTGAATGCCCAACTGGCTGGCCAACTGCGGTTGCGATACGACCGTCACCGTCTTCTCGCCAAGCTGCTCGCCGCTCAGCACGACCTGTTGCAGGCGGATCGTCGAACCCGGCTTGTTCGCCTCGTCGATGATCTCCTGAAATTTGTCGTGGGCGACGATATTGAGCCGGTCAACGGCCATGACGCCCGTCCGTTTGCCGTACGGCAAACGCAGGCCGCGACCGATCGATTGCTCGATCAGAATACGGGCGTTCGCGGCGCGCAAGGGGACAATCGTATACAGGTTCGTCACGTCCCAGCCTTCCTTCAGCATGTTGACGTGAATCACGATCTCCGTCGGCTCTTCGGTGCTTTCGACCGCCAGCAGTCGCTGGATCATTTCGTCTTCTTCCGCGCCGGTCTTGCTCGAATCGACCTGGATCACCTTTTCCCGATACCGACCCTCGAAGAATGTGTCCGATTGGATTAACTGCACGAGTTGGCCGGCGTGCGTTGTGTCGCGGGCGATCACCAGCAGGAACGGCTTGACAATGGGATTGGCCGTTTCGCGGGCGTAGGTCTCCAGTTCGACCTTCACGGATTCATGAAGACGCACGCCGTCTTCGAGCTTCAGCCGCTCGATCTCGTCAGCCGACATGCCCGCGGGGTTGAAGTTCTTTCGCGTGACCACCGCCGGCTCCTTGACGAACCCGTCCGCCATAGCTCGCCCCAGCGGATAGTCGAGGATTACGTTCTTGAACGGTATCGCCCCTTTGCTGGTTTCGACAAATGGCGTGGCCGTCAGTTCCAAGCCCAACACGGGGTTGAGGTCGTTAATAGCCCGCACCCCGGCCGACGCGCGATAGCGGTGCGACTCGTCCATGATCAGCACCAGGTCGTCCAGCCCGGCCAGATAATCGAAATAGCTCTGGCCGATGTATTCCGAGAGCCGTTTAATGCGCGGCAATTTGCCGCCGCGAACTTCGCTATTGATCTTCGAGATGTTGAAGATGTTCACCTTGCAACGGGTCAATTGATCGAACAGGTTGCCGGCCTGCGACTCGTAGTTGTCGCCGGTGACGATGGCTGGCGTGTCGATGGCGAACTCGGCAATTCCCTTAAATACGTACTTGGACGTGTTGGGAGTGAAGTCGACGATCAGCTTGTTGTAGATCGTCAGGTTCGGCGCGAGCACGAAGAAGTTTCTGAATCCGTGCGCCAGGTAAAGGTAGCTGATAAAAGCCCCCATCAGCCGTGTCTTGCCGACGCCTGTCGCCAGCGCAAAGCAGACCGATGGGAAGTCTCGCTCGAAATC